TTTGGTTATGCAATGGTTTAATGACCAAAGGAAAACTAGAGTTAGAGTATTGACGATTTAAACTAGAAATACCACTTTCCAATGTCTCCTAGTTATTACAAGATTGAACTTGAGCAAGATGCTTATGGTTCTGCAGTAATCCCTCTAAATGATGAGATCGTCCATGACATGGCTTTACAACCTAATGAACGATTTGATGTCGAAGTAGAGGACGACGTTATTACTCTTAAACGTCTCCATGCTGGATACAACATTGAAGAATAGACCACGTACTAAACACTCATGAGTGATAATAGTAAATCTGCGCTTGATTCCATCGTCAAGTCGGTTATAGACAGAGACGGTACAGGACCAGCCGACACCATGCTGGTTAACGCACACTTATCTCAAATGAAAATGTTTGGGATACGTCAAGGTGTTGAGTTTTACCCCGAACAAGATAATTTTGGAACACAACGTTTTGATTTTATTCAACAAGTAATTAAATTCAATAAATTAGATGCACGTCTTGATTCCATTTGGGATAGATTTTTAGCCTATGGGAAAGGACTATTTTATATAAGACCTACAGGCAAAACTTATAGAATTTACTGGTTTGATAAAGATGCATATAGATCATATTATTCACCTGAAGGTGAGTTAGAAGAAGTCATTATTATTTATGGTTATAAAGTACGTGCAAAGAAAGGTTTTAACAATGTTGGTTTAAATACTGATAAACGTTATATGCGTTTACGTATTACTCCTGACGAAATTGAAGAGTATCATAGTGAACAAGAAATTACTTTTGAACACGAAGTAACGGATGTAGGAGTAACTAATAAAACAATAGTTAAAAACACAATGGAGTTTATTCCATGTGTTGAAGTATTCAATAATCCAGACGCTTTTGGTACTGATGGAGCAGGTGAATTTGAATGGTTAGCTAATCAAATCATTGCCCATGATGAGATGGTTAAGAACATAAGAGCTAACTTATCGTTCTTTGGAAATCCAACTTTATTATCTTCTCGTCCTAAACAAGATATTGTTGAGAGTAATCCTGATGGTGAAGTACAGAGACCTAGTATATCGAGTCAATCAGGTTTCCAATCAAACTTTGATCTTTCAAGTTCTACCTTTAAACAAGATCCAATTACTCGTACACAACCAGGATATGTAGGTAAACCTGGAAGTGGAATGAGAGTTCCAAGAGTTATTGCAAACTTGGAACCATCTGATCGTGTAGGTTTTATTACTCCAAATGCTGTTAGCACTGATCAAGCACGTTATGCAGAACAGTTACGTAGTGAATTACGTTTGGCTTTAGGTGGTATTGATGACTTAAGTATTACTAACGTCACAGCAACTGAAATTAAATCAGCTTATGGACGTGTTAGTGCTACAGCTAAGAAGAAATGTTTACAACTTTATACTTATGGAATTTGTAAGTGTTTCGAATTAATTATCTTCCAAGAAGAACAGGTATTTAGAAAGTCATTAGCTTTTGTTTCTGGAATAAAATATCCAAATCCTCCAGAAGATATGGAAGATGAAAAACAACTTTTAAAGTATAACAAAGCAAAAGTTAAATACGAGCAGAGTCTTCAGCAAGCTGTCACTTTAGCAGTCGAGACAGGAGAGATACCCGATGGTGTTTCAGGACTTGCTCCAGACGGAGATAGAAGCGTTCTATGGCGTTGGATGGGTCCTGTATACGAAGATACAGCACAAGATAAGTTGAACCAATCTATCTTTACACGAAACCTACAAGAATTAGGCGTTGATAGCATAGAAGCACTGAAGTACTTATTTCCTTCCAAAACTGATGACGAAATTGCCGGAATGCTTTCTGGTTTTCCATTCAGAATGGTAGGAGAGGTACAGAGAGCGCTATCAGCATTTATTGATTTAACCAATCAAGAAATGAGAACGCCTCATCCTCAGCAGCCTAATTTACCTATGTCTGCTGATCCGAGACTCGATCTCACACCATTTTTATATAGAACCCTAGAATCCCTCCAGAAGGAAGTTACTTATGCAGGACGCTACCGTAGCGCCGACCCAATCGGCACCCCAAGTATCCCAGACCCAGCCGACCAGCTACGTGGCTCCAGCGGCTCCCGTGGCTCAGTCAGCGGCTCAGGCACCGATATCAACGTCTCCCCAATGGGTGGCAAGCTCCCCGCAGACGGCGGCACCAGCTCCAGTAGTGCCAGCGCAGATGGGGGTACCAACAACTCAGCCTCAATACAGCCCTACACCGTCAAGTTACCAGGAATTCCAGGCACCCCAACCACAGGACAATCCTTACAAGGAAGCGTTCAACAAGGTGGTGGGTCTCCTGAGTTCACCAGTCCAATTCCCGTTCCAGGGTCAACAGTCTACTCAGACACCAGCAGCAGGCCAGGCCAACTACGCATCCCAAGCAGCAACCCAATACAGCAGCCCGGTAGCGCCGACCTCTACGCCTGGAATCAACAACAACCAGGGTTACTCCAACGACTCTTCCCAAACATCACAGCAGGCGCTGACAGCGGATCAACTAAAGGCAAACGGAGTAAGCGAAGCTAGTCTTCAAGTTATTGATCATTTTGGTGCTGATGCTCCAGCTGTTCTTAACGACTACGCTTGTAAAGTTGAAGATGCACTAGTTAAGACTAATGGTCAATTACAGCAAGGTGTTAAGTTACTTGGTGATTTAAATGCTGAACATAAGGCATATACAAAAATATTGACTAATCCAGATATTCTTGCTGACTATACAACTAAGTTCTTTGGTCCTAATGGTCCACATCCTTTAAATCAGCAACAGCAACAACAACAGCAACGTCCAGTTCCTCAACAACAGGTTCAAGGTCAGGGTCAAAGAGTTGCACAACAGCCTCGCCAACAAGCACAGGCTCCACAGCGTCCACAGATGCCTGCACCTCCACAGCCTCAAGCTGCAGCTACTCCAACTGATTTCTGGAATAACTTCGGTAATGCTGCTGATAGAGATCCTCAGAATGCATGGAAGTATCTAAGTGCTGCCCAGCAGAATCCTGAGATCTTCCGTCAGAAGCTCCTTGTAATGGAATAGATAAAAACTCCACTAAATAAGGGGTAGGTAATACTACCCCTCTTTTTTTTTATTAAAACAATGAACGTTGAAAAAGCACAAAACGCAGTAGCAGCATCTGAAGAGCATAAGCGTCAAAAGCAGCAAATGCAGAATGGAGCTACTTTACAACCTATGGGATTACAAATGGGTGCGTTAGGAAAACCTGATGGACAAATGGCTTCACCTATGTATTCAGACTTTAATCGAGTTTAGGTAGCAGTAAGACTTACATAAGTAGATTGATAAACCCTTGGTATAATTTTTATAATGGAATTTTATTTCCATCTAAAGAGGATTTAGTTCCTCTGGTATCAGCAGCCTAGAGCTGTATAACCAAAACGTCTAATGTTTATAGATAACGATTTCCCGAAACTTCTCGGTGCGGAATTGTATCGTCCCCATCCAGCTTATATCGTGGAGATGGCCTCCGAGCCAGTAGTCGTCCATGATTTTACTAAGCAGCCTGGTCAGACTGTACAACTAGACCGCTACAGATTCTTCGGCAATCCTGGCACTAAGACTAGCCGTGAGCGTACTCAGGATCAAACCATAGGTACAGCAAACAGCAGATCTATTGTCAAGGACAAGGTACTTGTATCTCTTCGTGAGTACACAGGACCAGCCGATCCAAACAACACAAATCTCCCTAGCACTTTCAAAATTGCTCGTGAGACGTTGATGACAGCGCAACGTCTACTGCTCGATACTGGAAACTTAAACATGTTCCACCAGAGTATTGGATCGTTGACCCTTCTTGATGATTACCGCCGTTGGAGAGACAGAGTCTTCCTTGACGAGCTATTCAAGAGTGAGTCTCGTGGTCAGTCTTCTGATTCACAAGGTGGATACTACTATCCAAACGGAAAAGCAAAAACAAACTCAACTACTCTTACAGCTTACACAGCTACAGAATACGCTTCTGAGCGCTTTAAGTTCAATGTAAAAACTGACCTTTTAGAAGTTGTAAAGAGCCTACGCAAGCGTCACGTACCTGTCTACACAGATGGCTACTACAGATGTATTGCTGACCCTTCATTCATGAAGGATCTAAGGGCTGATCAAGGCTTCCGTGAAGTTGCTCGCTACCCTGGTATGCCTGGACAAGGCTCACCAATCATGGGTGCTGGACAACCTAACCAAGCTATCTACGGTGGTGGTCAATACGGCCAAGCACAGTTCGTAGGTGGAGAGCCAACAATGCCATCGGGCTTCGTTTTTGAGGGAGTAAGATTCTTCGAATCAACCAACTTCCCTGCTAAAACTATTACTGCTGATATCGGTGATGGTAATGGCGCAGGTTCCAAAACAACTCCTGCAGGTCTGTTCTTCGGACCACAGGCTATCGGTGTAGGTATTGGTGGACCTAATGCTCAAGTTCTAATTAATAACAACGATGATTTCTCAAGATTCATCATTCTTATTTGGCAGCTATATGCTGGTTTTGCGAACTTGC